ACCGGATTGCGCTCCACGATCGGGACCCACATTTTGAACGACCATTTGACCCATGGTTGGGTAGTTCGGGATTTCGCCCAGTGCTCTTACCACACAAGGGTGGCGGGTCGCAGTGGGACCCAGGTAAGGTTCTCTCCGAAGAGATCGACCGCTCTACCCCTAAAGCGGACAGTCGGTGCCCCGACAAATTCCACACGAGCACTCTCAATTGCATGATCGTAGAGAGCGACGTCAAATTCGTCGAGGACCGGAAGTGCATAGCCCATACGGTTCACACGGAGCAACCCCAGGCTAACGTTTTTGCGAGGTCGTAACAAGGACTCCTCAAGTACTGTTTCTTCATGAAGGTATGTAAACAACGTTCGCTCAGTCTTTCCCGAGGCCATTTCGTGAACTGGAGCATACGGCATCAGACACAATGAACATGTCGTCAGCTGCTCTGGATTGCACTGGACGCACACTGGGCAAACCCAGTAGCGGCGCCGGATGTCGACTCGTCGTTCGACAATGGGCACCGCACTCTTCCGAGTGCGTCGCCGACCTAGTAGAAGATCGGTCTTCTTTGGGAGACGGCGGATCCAGTCCACCTCCCCCCGTTTTTGGAACTTGTCTACTGTTTTCTTAAAGTAGTGAGCCATCTCCTTTAGCTCAAATTCCTCCTGACTCCAATACGTAGCTTTACCATAGACATCCCAAGGTGTCTCTATAACTTGCGGCAACTCATCCTCGACAGGCGGACAGGGTCCGTATCCGTCTAGCCGTGAGCCCGGTTCGTTTAGCAAAGCGGCAGCAACGAATTGCTGCTCATCCGTCACCTCCACCTTCCACTCGCAACCAAAGCGGTGGTAGCACGTGTCGCGACACGGCTTGTGGGGGTGTTTTTGCGGCAGCCGGTTACCCAGCCCGCCGAGTGACTGATGCACAAATAAATTTCGACCCTGAGCCACGCTCTTGATCCGCTCCTGAAAGCGTTTAAAAAATCTCTGTAACACCTGCCACTCCATTTTGGAATCGATACAGCCATCTAGGATCTGCGTAATCACGCAGGTTGGATCAAAAGGCTCATCGAGCTTCTTCTGACCGTTCTCCAAACCCGTACAGCGAACAGGCACCTTCCATGGTGTCGAACAAATGCTGCCCAAGTCATAGATATACGACTGACTGTTTATATTCGCGTATTTCTTATGTAGGTATGACTTCCCCACCGATTCCTTAAAACCGAAAACACGCT